GAAACTATGGATGAGAACATGCAGAATTTAAGAATGGCTACTAGAGGTATTAGTCAATCTTATAATCAAACATTTGGACCTATGCAAGGTCGTGGTATTTCAGCAGAAATTGCACCTTATGTTCAAAATATTCTTGATCAACGCAGGAGCGTAGAAGAAGTAGTTGGAATGAAAACTGGTGGAGGTCTAGGTAGTCTGCCTGTTGTTAAACGTGCTGTACCAGGACGAATAGGTACAATACCAAATTTATTACCTCCAGTAGCTAATCAAGCTTTAGAAGCGTTAAGTAAAAATTTAACTTCAGGTTTGCCAGATCGTATGTATAATCCAAGACAACTTAGTGGTATGCGTAAAGAAAGAATTAGGGATGATATAAGAAGGCAAGGTTTACGTTTTGCAAAGCGAAAAGCAGAGACAGAACGTCTTGGAACTAAGGGCATAGAAGATTATGCTCAATCTCAAGCAGGTATACTAGAGGCTATGGATAAAGGTGGTTTAAGTGGACCTATATTAAAAGCTCAAGAAGCATTGACAGAAAAAGGAATGGAAACTAAAGGATTTCTTAATCAATTAGCTGCTGCTTATAATGCATTTGCGGCTGGACAAGACGCAGAAGGAATGAAGAGAGCAGAAAAGAAAGCAGAAATTGAAGGTAAAAAAGTTGAACTACAAGCTAATTTAGATAGAGCTTTATTAGATATAGAAAATAAAAAAGCTGATGAAATTAATACTCTAGAAAGACAAATAGATACTGCTGATACTGAGGCTGAAAAAGAAGAATCAGAATTAGCTAGAAGGACAGCTATAGAAGATCAAACAAATACAAGGGCGATTGCTTCAGCAGTTGCAGAATTTATTAAAACAAATGCAACTCTTTATAGTAATATGGCTACAAGAGCTAAGAACAATAGATTAACATCTTCAGATATTAAAGAAATAACATCCCAAGTTGCAAGAAGTTTTGGATATAAATATGATCCAGATGATGGATCACTTTCTACTGGATCAGGTGCAAATTTAAAAACAGTTAAACGTGATGATCCTATTTATGCTAAATTAAGTAATGGTGTTACCGCTTTTACAAAAATAATGGTTACAGCGATTGAAGAACAAGGTAAAACTAAAGGACAAGCTTATCAATTAGGTATGGAAGATCAACTAAAACGTGATATTATACGAACTGCTAAACCACAACCAACTAATAGTGCAGATTATGACCCTGGAGTTTATTATTATAATCCAGTAGATGGACAAATTGTTAGAGGAACAGGTGATCGTGATAATCCTTTTGAAGTAATGCCAGGATTAATTAAAAAATATCGTAAAAGGCCGCAGAATTAATGGAAACCACTGAACAATTGCTTGAACGGTTTCGTAAAGAAGCTGAACAAAGGGCTGCTGGTATACCTGTATCTCCTACAGAACAAGAAGATAAAGAAGAAGACGAAGGTTTTGTAGATAGCGTTCAAAACTTTTTTACAGAAGATATTCCTAAATTTTTAAGGATGTCTGCTGATGCTCAACTGCAAGCAAATAAAGTACAAGCTGAAGCTGCTGGATTAGCTGCGCCTATTGTAGCTAGGGCTGCTCTTGAAACTGCAAAAACTCCTGTTAACATTGCTGCTATGGTTGGTGATATTACATCACCAAGAACTATGGATGAGATTAGAGAATCTGAAGTAGGTAAGTTCTATGCAGATATTATAGAAAAAGTAACTCCTGAATTTAAAGAAGAAGTTAAAGAAGAATCAGATATAGCTGCTGAACTTTTAGGTTACATGGGTGGTTGGAAAGTAGGTCAAAAAATATTTTCAGAACTTGGTGAGGTTTTAATAAATAAGTTTGGAAAAACAAAAGGACAAAAAATTGCAATACAGATGGAACGTCAAATTGCAGAGGGTGGTAAGACAAAAGCTGATAAAGTAGTTGAAAAGATTGCATATGGTGGAAGTGCTTTGGGAAGTTTTGGCGTTGGTTCAGAAATGTCAAGACAAAGAGATACTGATGTTGCTACTGATCTTGCAAAACTTTCAGATAATACTGAAGAAGTAAAAGCATTTTTAGAACAATATTCTCTTAAAGAAGCTTTGGATTATTTAACTCCTGATATAGTTCAAAATCAAATAGCAGATTTTTTATTAGAACCTGATAAACAACAAGACATAGCTAATGCTTTAAAACTTATTAATGCTGGTCCTCCAGCAGAACTTATTATTAATCTTGCAGAAAAATTAAAAAGAGACCCTAATGATACAGAGTCTCAAGCAGCTTTAAAAAGGTATGCTCAAGAGTTAGGGTTTGCACTCACTGGTGGCACGATATTTGCTATTCCTTATGTTGGTTATTTTTCTGCTCGTTTTGGTACAAAAAAAATTAAAGAAGGGATTACAGGGTTTAAAAATTCTAGAGAGTTAAAAAAAGTAGCAACAGAATTAACAACTGAAAGTGCTGAAGAATTAGGTAAGATAGGTCGCCGCATTGCTCCTTTACCTGCACCTGAACAAGTTCCTCTTGGTTCTAAACTTAGAGATAAAATTCCTGCTGTCATTCAAGATAATGTTGTAACTAAACAAATTGCTAGATGGAATACTGGACTAGGTGAGATTGCTTCTAGTCGTGCAGCATTACCAAAAACATTATATAATAATGCAGTAGAAAGAAAAAATGCTACTGATAGTATCATGACTGAAGTAAACTTTGAATTAAAACAATTACGTGAACTTCAAACTAAATATGATATATCTGACGAAGCTTTTGAAAAAGCTTTTAATACAGGTAAGTTTCAAGATTTACCTGAAGAATTTGTAACTAAATTAAATCAAGTAACAGAACAAATAAATGTTAATGAAAGATTATTAAACAAAGCTCTTGGTTTAAAAGGTGACTCACGACTTGGACTTCGTGCTGATGGTCAAGATTTTTTTGTGGTGCGTTCATACTTAGCAAGTAACCCTGAGTATGTCGCTAAAATTAGAAGAGGTCTTAATGATAAATTAAAACCTAAAGACCTTAAAGATGATCCATATGGCACAAACACTATGGAGTTTATTGACAATGCTAGGAATATGTTACGAAAAAAAGGTGTTCCAGCAGATGAAATAGATGCTCAAATTGATATGATTGTTACTAATCTTTTACCTAATCAAACTAATAAAAATCTTATAGAAAGAGTTGTTGGAATAGGTAAAGATTTAGTGGGTTCAGTCCAACAACAAACTACTAAATCTTTAGCTAAAAGAAAAGATTTAGAAGGAGATGTTCTAAATTTATTAGGTCAAGTTAAAAATCCATATAAAAATTTAGAAAATACTTTGTTTGCACAAAATAAAATACTAAGTGAAATAAGATATTTAAAGAGTATTGAAAAATTAGCAAGAGAAAATGTAGATGGTGATGTTAGACTTCCAGGTTTTTTCCCATTGTTGCCTAGTCAAAGAGCTAAGATAACTGCACCTGATCCTAGTGTAAAAACTTCTACTGGTAAAAAGGGTGTAACTGGTACAGGAAATGAAACACGTATTGATTTAGATACAATAGCTAAAGATGCTATAGGTAGATTTGGTGGTGATAGTGGTGCTATTTTAAAAGATTTAGTAAGCACCCCTGAGTTTGCAAGAATTGTAAGTAGGGGAGTTGATCTGTATAATCCAACCAGTAATGGATCATTCATGCGTGGATTATCTAAGGCTGCTTCTCTAACTCAGGCTAAAGAAACTTTGTTTGATCCACAAGCTTATGTTTTAAATTCAAGTGGTGCAATACAAAGTTTAATTTTAAATGGTCATGCATTTAATCCTAAAAATTACACACAAGCTATTAGAGAAGTTAAAACACTTGCTAATAAACTTGATGCTAAAGACCCAGAAGCAGTAGCTACTAATGCTATGTTAAAAAGGTTAGGGGTTATTGACCAAGATTTAATTGGCGCACAAATAACTGCAAATGCAGAGATAGTAGGTAGTCAAGTAGCTGGTAAAGGAGCAAAAACTTTTGAAAAAGTTATGGGGAAGTTTGGTTCTGCCTATGGCACACCAGATACATTTTCAAAGCTTGTAGCATTTCAAGCAGAAAAACGATCTGCTATGGCTATTTATCCTAGAAAAAAATTAGTTGGTCCTGGTAAAAAATTTAAAAATAATGCAGAGTACGAAGAATTTATTAACAAAGAAGCAGCCAGGGTTGTTAGAGATACTGTACCAACATACGGTTCTTCACCTAGAGTTGCAAGAGCATTAGCACAAACACCTCTTATTGGTAACTATGTATTATTTCCAACTGAACTTGCAAGAACATATAAAAATGCTCTAATAGAAAGTGGTAGGGATATTGTTCAAGGTGCTGCTACTTTAAATGCTGCTCAAGTATCAAGAGGGTTACGGCGTAGTGCTGGTATATATACAATGGGTGTAGGATTACCAGCAGCTTATGATCAATTAGATGATATGTTTAATTGGGATAATCAAACTCATAAAGCTTTTAATTCTACAGGTGCGCCTTATCAACGTGGTGGTAGACACATACCATTAGATAGTTTAGTTTTAGATGAAACTGCTGGTGATAAGATTACACGGGATCAAGTTAAAAAACAATTTCCTAAAGAAACTTTTGAAAATATTAAAAAAGAATTTAACTTACCTCCTAATTTTAGTTATGATAGATTTATAACTGAAAGGCTTAGAGAACAAAAAGAAAACTTTAGACCTTTTATACGAACACGCACAATGCACTCAAGTAGTTTTGAATTTATGGATCAACTTAATTCTATTGGTCGTTTAGCTTTTGCTAGAGCTTTTGGTGATGATAGAATGACAAGTGAAATGATTGATGGTGCTGTTGGTAGTATGCTTAATACTGCTTTTAATTCTTATATTTCTCCTAAAGCATTAGTAGATAGAGTTTTGTCTGCCTTTATAGGAGTAGATATTAAAACTGGTAGACCTTTATATGATGAAGCTGTAGGTGCTACAACAAAAGATAAGATATTAGATTTTGCTTCAATACTATTAGAGTCAGGTCAAGGCGGTGCTTTTAAAATTGTTGAAGAATATTTAGAAGGCAAAGATGCTGAAAAACTTATGGGAGAAGCAATAGCAACAAATAGATTTGGAAATCCATATAATACAGACGATCTGCTTACATGGGTAGCTACAGGAGGGCGTACTAGAACTCATAATGTAAACCAAAGATTTGGTTATAGTATTTATAGAGATGCTTCTGCAATTAATAAACTTAAAGATAATTTTAATAATTTTATTAAACAACAAGACCCATCAGTAAAAAATGTAAATGATGTTAATGAAATTGTAAATAAATATAGGGAATTTCAAGAAAGAAAAAGAATAGGTTTGCAAAATCTTTATGAAAAAATGAAAGGTTTTACAGGTATTCCTTATAAAAGAATTTATGGTAATCCTAAAAATCCACAAGAAGAAATAGAAAAAATTAATTTAACAGACGTTGTTTTATTTGCTACTAATAATTTAAGATTTAAAACTGATAAGAATGTAGAAACATTAATTGGTCAGTTAGATAATAAACCTAAAGATTTAATTATGCTTGCTGATGATTTAAGAGTTGATGATCAATTTTTAGAAGATTTAAGAAAAAGAGGATATACAGGTCGTACATTTGATGATTTAATAAATAAACTAATGACTGTTTATTCAGAATATACTGGTAAAAGTTTATTTACAGAGGATGAAATTAAAGAACGTAATTTAGAAGATCAAGAGACAGAACAATAATGTTAGAACTAGGACCAAGAGAACTTGTTACACTAGGCACAGTACTGGCTGGTCTGGCTGCTACATGGGGCGTACTCAAAACTACAATACGTGGTATGGTTACAGACCTAGATGAGAACAGGCAACAACTTAATGATCTTAACACTAGACTAGACAAGGTAGAAGCTAAGATGGCTGTGGCTATTAGCTCTATAGATGTTATGGCTAATGATATATTGTCTCCCCAGATACTGAAGAAACAGTCAGAGAGAGATGGTGCAGTAGAAGAACGTCTGCGTTCACTAGAGAAACAATCAGATAAAATACAAAGCATGCATAACGGTTCACATCCACCTGTGGGCAAAGGAGTTGTTTAATGTGGGATTTTTTTACAGAAGATGAATTGAGGTGTAAGGGTACTGATGAGTGCAACATGGATGAAGAGTTTATGGAAATGCTTATGGCTTTACGATATGCCTACGACAAGCCTATGGTTATATCTTCTGGCTATAGGGACGCTTCATATAATCAGGTTATAGGTGGGGCTAAGAACTCACCACACCTCTTTGGTAAAGCAGTAGATGTATTGGTATCTGGTAGAGATGCCTATGAGTTGATGTCTCTTGCTATGGAGAAGGGCTTCTCTGGTATTGGTATATCTCAGAGAGGACCACATGATAGTAGGTTTATACACATAGATACAATGGAGGACAGTAACATGCATCCAAGACCGTGGGTATGGAGTTATAAATAATGGCTGGTAAACTTAAACCTACAAATAAAAAAGTAAAACAAACAGGACGTACTATCTATAAAAAAGGTAATAAAAATGTCTCTGAATTAGGAATAAGTATTCCATTAAATAATGAAAAAACAAAATGGCTTAATGCCCCTAGTATTTATAATGGAAAAGAACTTACTGAAAAACAAGTTTTAGATAAATATAAAGCAGGTAAATTAAAACCTAATGAATATAGAATTATTAAAGGAAGTTTATCTGATGCTATAAAAGACTCTAAACAACATAGTGATTCTTTAAAAATAATACCAAAAAAAACTGGTGGTTACATTGGGATAGGAAAAGCTTTACGAGGCTACGGTTCAGTTAGAAAGGTATAGGAGATAATTAATGGACCCGTTAACACTAGCTGCTATCACAGGAGGCTTCGCTGCTGTTAAGTCAGCAGTGCAGGGTGTGCGTACTGCTCTTAATACAGCAGAGGACGTAGGTGCTATTGCTGGGCAGATAGATAGGTTATTTAAAACTCACTCAGAGGCTAAGAAAAGAATTGACTCTGCTGCTAAAGATAAGAAGTTAAAGAATAACAAGTGGGCAAAGTTTGTAAAGTTTAGACTCAAGGATGATGGTGACGACGAGACATCACTGGCTAATGTGGCAGCAGCCAAGCTTGCACAGAAGCAACAAGAAGAAGATATCAAAAGATTATCTATTGAAATTAATAAACGCTTTGGTGCTGGCACATGGGATGAGGTGTTAGAAGAACAACAAAAGCGGATAGAAGAACGTAAAGAAAGAATTAAGAAACAGAAAAAAGAACAACAGCTAAAAGCAGAGCGCAAAGCCCTACAACAGAGGGAGCTATGGCAGACAGTATTGATTGAATCTGGTAAGCTAATAGGTATTGGATTGTTTATAGCTGGTATGGTAGCCTTTATATGGTATAATAAGGTGTAATGCTCTGTACGGGCCATACAGCCTTACACAGAAGAATCTATACCTTCAGGCAGGGGTAGGTCCAGAGACTCTAGAGATGGCCTCTCCTCGTCGCTCTCTGGCGGTAAATCTTCAAAAAAGTGGTGTGCAAAATCACATTTCTCCAATAAAGCCACAACTTTCTCATAACCTAGTACATTTAGACACCCTATGATGGCAACTTCTAGGGTGTCTTTGTCTGTTGATATTTTACTATCACTATTTGCACCACGTATTCTAGATAAAAGTTCAAGTGCTTTGATTGCACTGTTGGTGTGACCATTTGCTTTTGCAAATTCGTACTGGCTTTCCATCTCCTTGATAACATCAACGTCTGTTTCTAGTTCTTGCTCTAGTTCATGAACACGATCTATAACTTCTTGTTTCTGTAAAAGACGATAGCCTTGGTTGTATGCAGACTCTGCTGCATAGCCAGCCGCCTTTGCTGCCTCCGTAGCGTTACGGTGTAACACGTATGCTTGTGAGAACTTCTCTTGCTTTTCATTTAACATAATATGTTATCAATCCATTTGACATAAGTGCTAGTGTTACAGCGTTAATAACAATCAACGCTCTGTCATTCCATAGTATACCAACAATAAACCAACCAAACATACCAAGCGCATGAAAGATAAGGTTAGCAGGAAAGACATTATTGCTGGTTAATATTACACCTATAATTAAAACAAAAGAGGCAACCCATTTAATGTACCAGTCTAGTGTATGTGTTGGTGTTAGCTTTTGTATCTTCACTTAGAACCTACAGTTTCTCTTTCAATATCATTGTGATCAAACTCAGCCCAGTATAACTCAAAGGCTTCACCATGTGTCAGGCCTTCAAACTGATGGAACTCTCCAGGCTTTACAGTTGTCCACTCTCCAGGTTCTAGTACCGTCTCGTCTACTAGATCATAGTCGTTCTTCCACACCTTGATCTTTAAAAGTCCTTTAGTTACGTAGAAGCCATTCCACTTGTGTTTGTGTTTATGTTTGCTGCATGTGCTGCCTTCTGTAAACTCTATCTTATGAAACTCTAATGCGCTATTACCAAAGATAAACTCTGTGTTACCCCACACTTTACCTGCTTTCATTACCTTACCTCTTCTTCATGTTGTTGCGTTGTACGCCTTTCCACTTCTCTGCTGTACGCATACCACCTAATCCAAGTAAGGCAAGAGTCAGAGACATCAGCCCTTCAGTCTCAATAATAGGTAATACAATATCTGCACCACTAAGGGCAATACCCCATACTGCTACAGGTTGTAATACAAACTGCCATGCTAAACCAAAGGCACATATCCACATGATAGCTGGCCTAGCACCAGCAACGAAGATAGATGGCGACTTAGCTTGCTCAATGTTTGCCTGTGCTTGTGCTAGATCAAGCGATACCATCTGTTGTTTAAGCTCTGCATTAAGCTTAGTCTTTAGGTCTTTGTCTTCAACAAACTTGTCAAGGACTTTACCTGCTACTCCAATAACTGAATCTGCTAATCCTAACATCTTAGTCCTCCGTTAGTTGAAAGATTGTAGGGAAGTATGTAATCTTATATGCCCGTCTTCTAAGCTCTTCATCTACTTTATGATCTGCATATAATACAATATTTAAATCAACATTTCTATGTTGTCTTAATCTAGCTGCTAGAAAGTTTGCCCACTCTTCAGGTTTAAAAAGAGATACATGTACATTAGTACCATCACTAAACTTTTTAAGTGCAGGTAAGCAAGAGATGTTTAAGAATAATAATTTCTTTGCGTAGTCAATAAGCTCATCTGCTACCCATCCTAAGTCTTCTTCTGGTACATGTTCTAATACATCTGTGCATACAACAGCATCAAACTTACCAGTGGGTAGCTTGCTATGTTCTTTATAACCTGGATCATATAAAGTATATTCATCTATGTCCCAAAATTCAGGCAGTGGTTGAGAGATAGGATTATCTATCTGAACTTTATCATAGTCTTTAGTATACAGCAATCCTTTACCACTACCATAATCAAGAAGTGTCTTGCACTTGTTTTCTCTAAGAACATGTTTAATAACATCTACAAAACTAGCAACACTACGACCATTAAACATTTGATCAGATGCTTTGTGCATTAAATCATATTCTTTTAGTAGGTCTTCATATCGTTGAGAGGGGAACTCTCTACTGTAGTCTTCATCACACTCTATCTTTGACTTGACTGTAATTGCCTCTGCTTTTCTCATGAATAATATCCTTCAAATGTAGGACGTTCCTCTCTTGATGCTTGTATGTCCCACAGATCAGCAACCATAGTATCCTTGCCGTGGAATGATAGCACACCTTCAAGACCAGGATCAGCAAAGACTTTTTCACAGTCTTGTGCCATAGCAAGAAGCTCACCTGTTGTCCAATATGTTTTATCTTGTACGTTAACCTCAATGTACTTAGGCTTGGGAGTTTCACCACCCTCAAGATCACCTGTGGTTTCAGTCTTCTCCTCGTCAGTGGGTTCGTCTCTACAACAATCAAAGCCAAAGAGATGTACATCCCTAAAGCCCATCGTGTGAAACATACCAATGCCTCTCATTGCTGCACACGTACCACCTGTAATTAGTGTAGCACCTTGAGGTATACCAAGTTCTTCGTTTAACTTGACTACATTATTAGTAATCTGTTGTCCTCTCTCGTCTTCTTCTCGTAGCGAGTCAGTAAAGGCATGCCATCCCCATATATTAGCACCACTATCTTTAAGTAGTTTAGTTGTAGATGGGTCAGTCATTGATGCTACAAAGAACATTGTATCAGAAGACACGTCTTTAAACAAGTCTTTTCTTACAATGTTATGTGTACTTACACCTTCAACTGGACGGGGATCAAGAACAATACAACCCCACGGCACGATGCCATTCTGTAATAGATTAGGATAGGCATGTTTAACTGCAAGCATCTTTGCTGTGGGATTGTCCTTCATGAAAGACTTTAGTTCGTCGTAGTCTAGGTATGGTCCTGCTGAAACAATAATACCCTTGTCTCTATGTGCAGGATGTTTAACAATCCACTTGTCTTCATCAATTAATTTAAGATTAGTTTGAATGTTGCTGGTAATGTATTCTTTTGGTACACTATCTCTGGGATGTACAACAATAGGAACACGCTTAACCTCTTCAGGTATATCCTTAACATCATTATTGGTTAAAACAACAACAAGGTGAGTTACACCACCGTTAACCACACGGTCACTGGATGGTAAGATATGTTTTCTATTTGTGCTTTCCTGATCAAAGTTAGTCCAGCCTTCTTCATCTTCAAAGCCTTCTTGAACTTTCTTTGTTTCAATTTTATCAAAGACCTTGTTAACACCCTGATACTTTTCAGGTGGCAGTTCTTCAGCTTCATCCTTTGTAAAGTAGTGATCCATCAAAACAATAGGAACAGACTTCAACATATCAAACTCATGTGCCACAGTCTGTTCACTATTGCCACTACCAATCAATGCAATATCAATATCATCTGATATGTCCTTGGTAAGAACATCTCTAACATTACCTTTATGTAGCTCATAGGTAAATGTTTTATTGTTGTTATCTTTCACATACTCTGCAAACTCATCTAGTCTTTTAACAACAGCAGCCTGAGTATTGTGAGGTTTAACATTAAACTCCTCTTTATCTATGGCAGACGTAGCATCCTCAAAGAGATCATAACCAATGTAGTGTACGGTATCAGTACGATCAAAGGCAGCAAGAGACATCTCAATAGCACGGCCAGCGTTCCATGTACCAGTCTCTAGTATCTTCTTTGGTTCATAGAAACGAATAAGATCAGCTAGTTGTTTGTATCTACCAGGAAGTATGTCTGGTGTAGTGGCATCCTCTGATAGAGGTATGACACGATTACCATCAGCATCTCTAAGGTTCTTGGCTAATGGGCTACGTAAGTCTACGAGTATGTCATCAACAAAACTTGAAGTGTCTGAGTTTAACAACCTATAGTTCATACCGTGTGCGTTGTATATAGATACCAAGGTATTGAGAATAAAGAACGCTCTCCAATCTCTGTACTTTAAGAAGTTGTCAGTGATATATGCACCACGTAGATCAGCAATAAGATCAACACATGGCTGGTATGTAATTTGAAATGCAGCAAAGTGCGTTTGATCTTCTATCAGCGTGAGTGGAACCTCACTGTTATCATGGGTAAATACTTTCTCAAGATAGTTAGTAGTTACCTTACCCATAGTGTAACAATGAGGATCAACCCAAAGCACCCACGACAGGGAATTATTAAACATCGTTTCGCTAATAGCAAAAACTTTGGGAGCTTCTGTGAGAGCATCAATGGTTTCGTTATATTCAAACTCACCATTCTCTGTGCCGTTATGTTGCTTGTTCCTCTCAACAAAATCTGTGTAGTCAGATAGATTGCTTAGATTATAATAGTGAATGTTTCTAGCTTTAGGTAATGAATAATTTTTAATATCCATATCATAGTAGTAACAGTCAAACTCAATAGCAGCGTCCCACTTAGAAGCAAAGTCTTCTAACAGTTTGGAGCCATTGCTTTTTAACAGCTTCTCATTGAAGCATGTAACAACTCTATAACTCATAAGGTTCAATTATTCCTTTCCCTACAAGATACGTATACTCTTGGTTCCACTCAGATGCATAGTAACCATCAGCATGACGACCACACTTCCAGTCCTTGAACCACGGTCCACCAGTGGTGAAGTGTACGTTCTTAGGTTTAATATCAGAAGAAGAATGATTGTCTAACCAGTTCCACTCCTCATCTATACCACCAATATCTGAGTCTTTGTCACCAATCCATTCAAACTGATGCAGCCATGAGCCAGACATTGTGTTTACTTTCTCAACTGTAAGTTCTTTGTTCTTAGGATGTGAACAATTCCAGAGCATAAGACTAGACCAGTTTTTTCTAGGATATGTTAGTTGAACTTGTTTATCCATCTTGGTTCTGTCCTTTGGTTCGTACTTATGTTTGACACAATAGACAGGATAATAATCTAGGTTATACTCTTCAAAGATTTCATTAATGTCTGTACGTATGAGCATGTCGCAGTCCATGTACAATGCCCAGCCCTCATACATATTGAGAGCGGGAACAAGAAATCTAGAGAAACTAAACTCAGTAGAGAAAGGACGACCATCTACTGAGTCTATCTTCTGTCCTTTATCTTCTGTGTGTTTTCGCCAATACATATTCATCAGGCGTAGCGTATCTAGTTTAATAGGTATTACACGAACATTATCTACAGAGATACGTTCAATAGTAAACTTTAATACATCATAGGCTACACGTTCTTTAGGATCGTAACCAATGTAAACTGTGTTAGGTGCTTTCTTCATACGTACTCCAAAAAGTGGTTAGCCACTAGAATGACCAATGCAAACTGAGTGGCTAACCAAGTTAACCTAAACCAATTATTTAGGAGGGATTAATTAATTTGATAGACAGTTTCCTTTTCGTTCTCAGGAATAACTCTCTCAAGAAATATCTCCAACATACCATCTTTTAACTTAACGTCTTTCACAAAGACATTCTCTGCCAGTAGAAACTCTTTCTTAAAATCTCTGTTAGCAATGCCTTTATAAACATACTCTTGTTTTGTTTCACTATCAGACTTCTTACTTTCAATAGTTAAAGTTCCATCTTCACTCTTAACTGATAAGTCTTCTTTAGAAAACCCTGCAACAGCCATTGTAATAACATACTCATCGCTGCTTTTCTTTATTAGATTGTGTGGGGGATATGTCCTAGACACATTATTCCATATCCTTACACCCTCGTTTAAGAATCTTTCGTGACCAATAGCCCACTCATCCAAGGCGTCTAACATTGTAAGTGAATTAACCATATCATTCTCCTATTAGCAAGTTGATATTACGTGACCCATTATTGGCATCACACATATATTATACTACAATAATGTCCTTATGTCAAGAACTTTTTATACTCCACATGATCCACCATGACCAGTGATAGAACAGATGTCATGTGTCTCTAGTCCTTCTTCAAACTCCTCGCCTAGCTTCTCAACAGCTTCAGAGTAGGGTACGCTACTAAGTGGCTGACCACCACGGCATCCATCAGGATACACTGTAAAGCCACGTAGCCTACCAGCATAGGTAGCTAGTGTCTCAGTGAAGTCGTCTACTGTGTCTTCGTTATTAAGTTTACTACCCCACTCAGGCAGGTTAATTGTAGAAGAGATAGACATATCTACGTAGTCCTGTATGTCTGCTTGAAATTTAATGCGTCTTTTATAGTCAGATGCAAGATCAAGAGCAGATTCAATCTTAGTAGGATTAACACCATACAGGTCAATGATCTCTTGTGCAGCACTGTCTACCACATACTGGTAGTGCCAGCGTGTACCGTTCTTGAGATACCTACGCTTGTATGCCACAGCAAAGATAGGCTCAATGCCTGTAGATGTGCCAGCAAGGATACCAATAGAACCTGTAGGTGCGATAGCACGATTAGCCACAGGGCGTGATACATTAAGATGGTCAGCAAACTTAGCACTAGTGTTATCACTAATACCTTTGTATACAGACAGCCACTTGTGTAGTCCCTCAGTTACCTCATACTTCTGTCCTGCTTTGATCAGCCACTCATGTATACCCATTAGACCTAGACCAAGCCTACGGTTCTTCTCTCTAACGTCATAAACTTTCTGGTAAGGCAGCTTGGCACGTAGTGTACCACATAGCAGGAACTTAGTGGCTAGTTCTACTACATTAGAAAACTCTGCAAGATTGTCAATGCGACCCATGTTAATAGAACCAAGGTTACACACATCTGAATCATCTTCTGACGTGACTTCTGTACAGGCATTGCGGAGTGTTTCTTTTTCTTTATCAAAGAAGTTGAATGAGAATCCTGGTTCACCAGTTCTAAGGCTCTGGCTAACATTAGTCCTAAAGGCATCTCCTACATCTCCTGTCTCATAATAATTTAGTAGCCACTCTGTATCATAGTTTACAGAGATATTAGTCATGTCTAGTGGTGCAGGAAAATTAAAGTCTTGCTCTTTGATCTGACCAATGCTGTGTTCTGTTGTGCCAATAGGCATGTCATACCAGTTCTTTGATTTAAGGAAAGCATCTATGTCTGGATGTTTCCAATTAAGACTTGCATATATTGCAGACCTTCTAGAACCACCCTGCATAACTCGTCTACCAATCTCATTGATCATCTGCATCTTAGGTATAGGTCCAGATGCTAGACCACCCGTACCATTTAGCAGCCTACCCTCTTCACGGTAGACGCTATAGTCTACACCAATACCACCACCTGTCATGAGGCAGGACTCAGACTTCCATGATATGTTTGCCCAGTCTTCTCTTGTATCTTCTTCTGCCTTGAGCAAGTAGCAGTTGTTAAAAAACTTGTTATCACGTCCAGCATAGTAGAGATACCTACCACCAGGAATAAACTTTAGGTCTGTTATAATTCTTTTAAGTTCTTCTTTGTCATCCTTAGACATATAGTTCTGGCAGACATCATCTACGAGAACAGATGCTAGTGCATCCCATGTCTCACAGTTATGGTGAGCATACTTCTGCTTGAAGATATCCTCACTAAACTTTGAACGAAACATAGGATTTTCGTTTGAACGGAATTGTGCCATCGCCCCCTCCTTAGTTGTAATAAAATTTTAAAATCATTTCTGCGTAGTGTATAGCTTTCTCTATATCTTTCTTACCTTCTCCTTTCGTTCTGTGTCTGGTAATATATTTAATAACATTACCCTCAAAATAGTTTAGGTCATTTGCATGTATGTACTCAACAGGTTGTATACCACAGTCTTTGTAATGATCACCACCTACCTGCCTCTGCATTGTATCACAGGAAGGAGTGAAGTTTTTGTCTGATGTCATCTACGTTCTCCGACAAGGTTACTTTTAAAGCAAAGGTTCTAACTGTATCTGGCTCTACGCCAGCAAGCTCACATGTTATATGAAAGTTTTCACATGTTGTACCTACAGACGCAAAGACCCATGCCATCGCCTGATCTCTGTACAGGGATGTTTCATGCGGCTCATTATACTTCTCTGGTTTGGATAAGTCAAGCAGTGCTTGCAAAATAATTGCGAGATTGAGTGACCTATCAGGATTCTTATTGGTTAGGTCATATAAAGATTCAGCTTGTAATATATCATTAATCATCTGGTGGCTCTTGGACGGGCCTGTAGAACTTACCACCTACATAGTTGTTGTAGTATGCTTGCTCATCAGTGCCTTCTAGTTTCTTTGTTAGTACATGATTAATCATTTGATAATAACACTCATAATATTTTAAGCTACGTTTGTTTTTATATTCACCTATAATCTCAAACTTAAAGTTTCTTTTGCCATGTTTCTTTATGTCTTCATTTAGGTGTTTGCTAGAACCAGTATATACTTTCCAGTTTGATTCTACCTTTTTCTTTTTTCTTGTATAGAAATATTGTTTACATCCTATATAACATTTAGATGTTTTCTTATTGGTAATAATATAGACAAAGCCAAAGTGTGAGGTAGGGTCTGGTTTTGTTTTGTACTTCCAGTGCATTACCAGTCAATCACTTCAGGGACATCAGGTTCTTTGCCAATCTGAACCAAGTATCTCTTACCTTGTGCATATTTAAAGACACGTATCCCTCTTCCTGCGTTAGCGTCTGCCCAACATTCTCTTTTATGAGAACAAAAAACACAACCAACGGGTAACTTAAAATTACCAGACTTGCCATCAGGAATAGGATCGTAGCAGCGATTAGGGATAGCATTGCTACTAACCAATCCTTTAAGATGTTTAACCCTTGCTTCAGCATTTATAAACTCCATTGAATGAACTGGGGTTAGCACAATCTCTCCAGTTGATTTATCTATGGCTAAGAACGCTGCATCTTTTAATCCATTTGCTTGTGCGTATGCAGATATCTGTGCGATATATCCAAAGGGATCATCTTCTAATAAATTATTATTCTTAAACTTTTTAAATGAACTGGTTGATGCACTCTTAACGTCAACAAGAACACCATCTATGATGCAATCTTGATGTCCTACTACACCACCAACGCTGACTTCTTTCTGTTGATCTTTAACATCATGCCCAGCAATTGACGCACACATAAGAAGAAACTCTTCAAGAATATAACCATATAAAAATTTAATACGTGTGTTAGGTGCAAGGTTTGCACGTTCTTTATTTGAATTAATATCATACCATAGTTGTCTATCTGGTTTACCTATCTGTGATAGTCTTAGATTTTTATCTACAGATTCTTCTGCATATAAAAACTTTTTAGTATGCAGTTTAACCATCTCACCAAACTCTTCTACATATTTATCAACGTCTTCTTCAGACATATCAATAGCGGAGAGATCAAATAAACTGTAGATATCTTCAACCAGTGTGTTAATTTTTTTCATGTAATAAAAAAGAGGGGAGCAGAATACGGAAACTACTCCCCTCTCTATCTCCTACGTTATATTAAAATGGAACTGCTTCAGCCTCTTGGACGTATCCACCATCTACGGGGGCGAAGTCCTGCTGATTTCCAGAGTACTCAATGAAATCTACGATCTGTACAGCAGCAAGGTCAGCGGATATTCCTGACTTTCCAGCGTAGTCCCATTCGTAGGGGATTGCCTTTACATTAACGGTACTACCATTAGCAATCTTCTTATCGTTATTCCAACGATTATTCTGTGAGTCCATCACAAGCGGTGCATTGCGTTGCGAACCATCTTTGCGGTGAACTTTACGTTTGATAGTTACAAAGTCTCCTCTTTCATCTCCTTTGTTAGCTACTTTTAAACCAGACTTTTCAACAACCTCACGGTTGTCATCATTAACCTCTACTTGAATTGACCACACTGGATCAAACTTAGTGTTTGGTTCAGTAATGGAAGCATAGTGGCACTTACCAGTAATGTAAACGGGATCATTCATATTCTATTTCTCCTTTTAAAATCCGCACCATTGCGGCACTGTGTGGGATCATTCCCAAGTTTTCGTTGTCTACTACCAACAACAAAACCAATTATAGCACAGGTGGTGTGCTAGTGTCAACATCTTTTTTCGTGTTCATGTAAATAATTTAATGCTCTTTCTAAATTACCTACATCGTCATCTAACCAACCTAAACTAGAGTTACAAGTGTTACATAACCAACCTCTAAATGTATCTGTTTTATGATCATGGTCTAAACACCATGAAGTTCTATTATGTTTTTTAGTCTCGTCAACTGTTAAAAATAATTCTTCTTTATTTTTCAAACATATAGGACAGCGGTAGTTTTTATCTGGTGGTGGGATAGTTTCTTTAAGTTTTTTTGCAATCTTAATGCCGTTGTTATAACACTTTCTACATTTATTTCTTAGTCTTGGTGTACCGTCTCTTCTAAAGCTTGAAACATTTACAAAACAATTTAAAGGTAAATATGTATCACAACGGGAACAGTGTTTCAATTCTTGATCTGTATTAAAAAAGTTTTCTAATCCAAACATTTCAAGTTGTTCTGTCATTAATGTGTCTCCGACCAGTTAGACCCTACTTTATAATCAGAGTCAAGCTCACACCTAAAGTTAAATGCTTTCTGTGTATGGTGCATAGCATCTTTAGTAATTTGTGTGAAGCGTTTAACATCAGCTTTGGCTACCTCAAACTGATACTCATCGTGTACTGAGGCTACAAGCCTAGCATCAAGACCAGTCTTACGTATCCTGTTGTCCATCTCTACGAGCCACTGCTTACATACGATAGCACCAGCACCTTGTAGCAGTGTGTTCAGTGCAGCATGGTCTGATCTAATATGTAATCTCCTGCCATCAAGACCTGGAATACTACCAGACTTTGCAGCTTCTTGTACATTAGCACGTAGCTTCTTGAGGGCTGGCATGTTACGTAAAAACTTTTGTATTAGTTTTTGTCCTTCAGCAACAGAGCCGCCAACTACCTTACCAATCTTAGCTGGACCTGCACCATAGAGAAAAGCATAGATAAAAGTCTTTGCCTGATCTCTTGTCTTTAGTCCTGCTGCCTGTTGGTTAGCTGTATGTACGTCACCAGTAAGAACCTCTTGTGTAAAGGCAGCATCATTCATGTAGTGTGCAAGACATCTAAGCTCAAGACCAGAAGCATCAGTACCTACAAGCCTGTGAGTTTCTGGATTAGATACTGTCCATAGGCTGCGACACTCTTTACCGTAGGGGCTATAGACTGCTGGTACTTGTGCCATGTTGGGTTTGTTGTGTGCCATACGGCCCGTGATTGTACGTAGAGTAAGAACCCTGCCACGTACACGTAGGTCTTCATCGCACTCTTGTATCCATGACTTGAGAAGACCAGTTCTTTTTTGAAGAAGAAAGTAGCGGTTGAACATCTCAGCTTCTGGCATATTGATTTTGGATAGAACCTCTTCATTAACAATAACATTACCTTTATCTGTTAGTTTGTCTGGCTTCCATCCACGATCCATCAGACGTTCAGCTATCTGCTTACGACTTGCTATGTTAAATGGTATTTCTTTTGTTTTAGTCTTGAGTTCTATGATTGTAGGTTCAAACTCTTTTTCAGCATAACTCTCCAACTGATGTTGCTCATCTTCAAGCTGTGCTAGAAGTAGCTGTGCTTGTTTAAGATCAAAGGCAAAACCATTACGTTGTTGTTTGTCTAAGATAATTCTTATGTTACGTTCAAGATTATAACAGGCATCAGAGAAACCTTTGCTTTCTTCTTCTAGCTTCTGTGCTACCTTGTGGGTGAGATCAACGTCTCGTTTACAATACTCTAACATCTCAGGCGTGTAGTACTCAAAGTCATGGTAGTCTATCTTTGGAAATCCAAAGCGTTCGCCCCATGATTGTAGTGAGTGACCACCATCACGTACAGGATTAAATAGCTGTGACTCAATAAGAGTATCACGTATCTGTGCAGGTGCAATAGCAGAACCTGTTAGCTTGTTAAGAATGGGAGCGTCAAAGCTAATACCATTGTGCATAATAAACTTTGATATACGCTTTGACCACTCACCAAACTCTTGACATTGATCACCAATCCATTGACGCATCTCTCCTGTTTGATAGTGTTTAGCTACGATGCAGTGTATTGTGCTTGCATCTAAAGCATCAGTCTCAATGTCTACGATTGCTTCCATTAATCTATGTCCACTATATATCCATCTTTGGTTTGAAGGTGAAAGAACATCTCACCCTTACGGATGTTACGATTAGAAACTTCTTTAACTTCTGAATCAAGAACGGTGTCACCATCAAAGAACCATGCTTGCTGGCAATCTTCTCTGAAGACAACGAATGTAAGTAGATCATTATAGTGATCTTTCTTCCATTTGTCAAGAAGTCTTTTCTTTCTGTAAGGTATGCGTATATCTTTCCATGAGCTAGGCCAAGCCCCTTTCCAAGAATACTTTATCTCTACCTCATAGAAGTGGCGAGGTAGATCAGGTGATATGCTACATGTAATATCAAAGTACGTATTCTCTTTCATTGTAATGTCTGTTGAGTTTGTATTTTTTTCTAACCAGTTAATCATAACTTCCTTGGCTTTCTTATCAGCAACATCATAGAGAGCTTTGTCAAATTTCTTTTTAACTGTCATTGTCATCCTCCATGAATGGGTTGTCTACCTGTGTCATACGACCAGTGTCACGGTCATAGTGTAGGTAACATGATACACCTGTCTCACCAGTATACCTGTTCTTGAGTATACGTACCGTGGTGGTGTTAGCCTCTATGTCATCGTCAGCCTGTTGGTTACGCTCCAGACCAATGACTGCATCAGATAGGTGAGCGATAGATGCGGAGCCACGTAGATGTGAGAGTGATACCTCACGCCCATCCTCATGACCACGATCACCTGCTGGCCTACGTAGGTGGCTGACAAGAAGTAAACCTATGTTAGTCTCTTCAACAAGTGAGCGTAGCTTGGTCATCAGTATATCAATAGACTTACGCTCATCACCATTGTCCTCTTGACCTGATACGAGGATAGACAGGTGGTCAAGGAACACCCACTTACAATCAAGAGCCTTTGCCATGTAGCGTACACGATCCAGTATCTCGTCGTTCTCTATGCTACCAAAGTGGTCGAAGGCAAAGAACCTGCCGCTACCAAGCGTAGCATCCTGCCATTCTTTGAGTTGCTCTGGTGTATACTGCTCACGTATCTCTTTAATATAGAGTCTAGCGTTAGCCTCAACGCTCATGATATTGAAGGCAGTGTTTCTGGTACTTTCTTCAAGAGCAAGCACACCAATATTAGCTTCTGTATTACGCATGATGTGATGCATTAGTTCACGTAGGATGCTGGACTTACCCATACCTGCACCAGAGGTGAACGTCACAAGCTCTCCAGTACGCATACCGTAGGTCTTCTCGTTCATCTTAGCCCACGGGTAGGGACAAGTCTCATTGACCTTCTCATCGTACAGTCTCTCGCCAAGATCAGCTAGGTTTATAATACCTGCTGGTGTATAGGTACGTGCGTTCCACCATGCCTGTACAAACTTCTCACGCTGTCCTATTTTGAGATATTCATTAGCATCTTTGAAATCAAGTGTTACGATCTTGCACTTGTTAGGCTCAAACAACTGTGCGACCTGTTGCTCTGCTAGTTTACCTTGCTCATCGTTGTCAAAGCACAGAACTACGTTATCAAACTTATTAAGATAGTCAAAGGATTGCTTACAGTTTTTGAGGGCAGATGCTGCACCGTTCTTGATAGATACGACAGGCCACTTTGAACCAAGTAGTTCATATGCGCTCATGGCATCAAGCTCACCCTCACATACTGTGATGTACTTACCACCTTGGTTGAATACATTTTGTCCAAACAAGCCAGCATTGGATAGCTCACCCTCAGACCAGAACTGTTTGTTGCTGGTCCTACGGAACTTGGATGCAACATGCGCTCCATCTTTGTCATAGTATTTGTACATGTGATCCGTAATCATAGAGCCTTCTTTGGCTACGGTAACATTATACTTCTTGCATGTATCAAGATTAATTTTTCTGTCGTCAATGGCATGTAACTGAAAGTTTGGTTTGTTGGTACGCTTGATTGGTATTACCTGTTCTGTCTGCATGTGTTGGTTTGCTCCGACTGTTGTGTGACAACTAAAACAATATGTGTGACCGTCATCGTACAATGCATTAGCATCGCTTGATCCACAGTTCTCACATGGAATATGCTTAACAAATTTACTGTTGGTTTCGTGCTGTTGCATGTCGCCCCTCCTTAAACTAATATCTTAGTAGGTAGTTACGTAAGTAACTTCACTACCTACTAAGTATTAGATAGCACGTTGAATCCGCTTGACTGATTTTAACACATGTTCAAAATCTTTAAGGTGTAGTATGTTAGGACCGTCACTTGGTGAGTTATCTGGGTCTTCATGTACCTCCATAAAAAAGTTTTCAACTCCTACTGATGCGGCTGCACGTAGTAGGTAAGGAACATACTCTCTATTACCACCAGAAGATAGTCCTAATCCTCCTGGCTTTTGTACAGAGTGTGTAGCATCAAAGACAATGGGTACGCCATGTGTCTTTTGGTATTGGTTTATCATATAGATTAATCCAGTAAAGTCAACCACTAAATTATTATACCCAAAGCATGTACCACGCTCTGTAATTAGGACGTTCTTCATACCTGTCTTGGACAGGATGCCTGTGACATCCCACGGTGCAAGGAACTGACCTTTTTTTATATTAACAGTAGCACCTGTACTCATGGCTTCTTTTATCAATTT